AGCACTCGCAACAATCGAAGCATTAACAGCAAGACTAACCGCACTGGAGGCTAAATAATGGCTATCACGCTAGATGGAACAACCGGAATCACAACTCCTGCCATAACCAATATGAGGGGCATGTTTGTTAAATCAGCTCCCACTGCTGTAGCTTTTACAGTAACAGATCATTTACTGGTTGATTAGAATATGAATATTATTAATACACGAGAAGATTTAGACGCACTGAATGATACTGATAAAGCACAGTTCATAGCGTTACTTAAAGGGTCAATGACACGCAAACAAGACAGCCAAGTGTATCCAGATGACTACAACCAACCTGAGTATGCTGGTGAAGTATTAGAGCCTATCTGGATAGACGTTGAGGACTTACGCACCATTGAGAGATTTGGGTTTAGTAGAGAGGAGTTAGTATGAGTTCTATAGTAGTCGCAGGGGATACGTCTGGCAGTATCACATTACAAGCTCCCGCAGTTTCGGGGAGTACAGTCTTAACTTTGCCAGTGGTTACAGCAACACTAATCACCGACAGTTCGGGCATACTTAACATTGGCTCAGGTCAAGTCTATAAAGATGCTTCAGGCAACGTGGGGATTGGGACTACTAGCCCTAGTACAAAACTTACTGTCGCAGGTGCAATCACAATCACAGGTGCATTTGCCCTCAGAGGCTCCTACGGTGCCGGTGCAATAAACACAAACTTTGTGGCTGGAGACGGAGCTTTAGCATCAAACACAACAGGCAGCAACAACTCAGCTATGGGTACGCAAGCACTCTATAGCAACACAACGGGTATCCATAACTCAGCTATGGGTATGAATACACTCCTCTACAACACAACAGGCAGCAACAACACAGCTAGTGGGGTGAACGCACTCTATAGCAACACAACAGGCAGCAACAACTCAGCTATGGGTACGCAAGCACTCCAGAACAACACAACGGGGTCAGGGAACTCAGCGTTTAATCCACTAAATTCAGCAGGGGTTTATGCCCCTGTGTTTAACCCAACCGTAGAAAACAATCGGTTCTGTATGGGTTCAACTGGGGTGACTAATGCCTATATTCAAGTCGCTTGGACAGTCGTATCTGACGCGCGTGATAAAACGAATTTTGCTCCAATCCCCCACGGCTTAGAGTTTGTTAATCAACTTAAACCTACTGCCTATCAGTTTAAGGAAGATAGAGAAACGGATGTACCAACTGGTATTGTTAGATATGGTTTTAAGGCACAGGATATACTTGCTTTGGAAGGTGACACTCCTGTCATTATTGACAATGAGGATTTAGATAAACTCAGGTTTAACGAGTCCAGCCTTATCCCCGTTCTTGTCAATGCAATCAAAGAACTCAAAGCCATAATTGACACGCAACAAACACAAATTAACGCTTTACTAGGAAAATAATATGAATGAAATAATTGAAATTGTAGAAATCACACCAGCACAACAATACGCCTCAACTATGGACTCAGTAAACCTAATCAATGGTGTTAAGCCTGCGATGATGACTGACATTGAATGGGCAGATTGCATCAAAAGAAACAAAGAACACATTGAAATTATGTTGGCTAAAGATTTCTGGACAACTGAGAACTTAACTCCTTTCAAGGAAGCTGTAAAATGATTACAAACACTTGGAACATCATAACAATGAATTGCAAACCAGACGTAAATGGTATGCTTGATTACGTTGTAACCTCACACTGGACTTTAACTGCTACAGACGGAACTTACACAGGCTCAGTGTACGGCACAGCGTCATTTGAAGTTGACCCTGATAAGCCTGACTACACACCTTTCGCTGACTTAACTTTAGATAAAGTAGTTGCTTGGGCTAAAGCAGCATTAGGCGCAGAGCAAGTAGCGTCTTATGAAAAGTCTGTTGCTGACCAAATTGAAGCACAAATTAACCCGACTATAGTAACTCCACCCCTACCTTGGATTGTATAAAAATGATTGATTTAAACTTAAGCGTACAAGAAATAAACTTAATCCTACAAGCACTGGGTCAAGCACCTTACGCACAAGTGGCTGAGTTAGTGGAAAAGATTAAAGCTCAAGCTGTTCCTCAAGTTGAGGCTTTGCCAAAAGAAGAAACTCCAGAATGAACACACTCCCTAAACCCACTGATGAGGAACTTAACTAATGACAAAAGCAGTAACTTTAGCAGGATTGGGTTCTACTAATCCAATACTAACTGCACCAGTTTTAGGGACACCTGTTTCTGGTAGTTTAGAGAATTGTACAGGAGTTCAGTACACAGGTTTCAAAAACCGCATCATCAATGGTGGCATGGAGATTGACCAGCGGAATGCTGGGGCTAGTGTGACTCCAGCATCTTTACAATATCTAGTGGATCGTTGGCAATTTGCTGGAAGTGTTAGCAGTAAATTTACAGCGCAACAAAATGCTGGTGCAGTAACCCCACCTGTTGGATTTATAAAGTATCAAGGTCTTACATCATCATCCACTTATTCAGTTTTGGCTGGGGATTATTTTCTTATAACTCAGCTAGTTGAAGGGTTTAATTGCACAGACCTAGCATGGGGTACTGCTAATGCTCAAACAGTAACTTTATCTTTTCGGGTTTATAGTTCACTAACAGGAACTTTTGGCGGTGCAATAGGTAATTCCGACCAAACTAGAAATTACCCATTTACCTACTCAATACCTGTGGCAAACACTTGGACAACAGCTTCAGTTACGATAGCTGGCGATACAACTGGTACTTGGCTAACTACCAATAGTATTGGAATTAGGGTTAGATTAGGGTTGGGTGTTGGTTCAACTTATAGTGGTACAGCAGGTGCATGGTCTAGCTCTCTTTATCTTTCAGCCACAGGCGCAACATCAGTAGTAGGCACATCAGGCGCAACATTCTACATCACAGGTGTCCAACTTGAAAAAGGATCAACTGCTACCAGCTTTGACTATAGACCTTATGGGACTGAGTTGGCGTTGTGTCAGAGGTATTACCAACGTAATTTTGGTAATGGTGTTGTATCTCACCCCTATTCTGTAAGCGCTGTTTCATTGCGCTTTAGAACACAAGTTCCAATGCGAGCTACTTTCAATCCAAATCAAATTTCAGGTAGTTCTTTGACTTCATGTTTAGAGCAGATTGGAGCAGGGCCTAATACTCCAACAGCCATTATTGCTCTTAGCGGAAAAACAAACTCCGCATTTCAAGTTGATTTTTCTGGTACTTTTAGTTTGGATTTACCGACTACTCTGAACGCAGATATTATCGAATTAAACGGAGAGTTGTAATGTATAAATTAATAAGCTCCACAGTTGTTTTGCGTATATTGGATATCTGTCACGTTTCTATTACAGACGCGGCTTATCTCCAATGGCTATCCGAAGGCAACACGCCCGAACCTGCTGATATACCACCAGCTCCAGTAGAACTAACCCCACAAGAGAAGTTAGCTAATGCAGGTTTATCAGTTGCCGAACTCAAAAAACTATTAGGTATTAAATAACAACTAGAATCTATTTTAATAAATAGTATTAGGAGTTGTAATATACAAGGATGTATACCCTTTCCTTACAACTAAAATAACAAGAGATTATTATGGCATTAATATTTACAACTAAAGGCGATTTAGAAGAATCACTTTTGATAAAAACAGAAGGGTCTGATGAAACGGAATCTGAAATTGCTAATTGGATTGAATATCATTTAGATGGTGAACTTGTTAAAAGAGATGTTCATCTTATACTTAAACACCCTGCTACATTTACAGATACACAAATCGGAGAATTTTAATGGCAAATACGCAAGCAATGGCTACTTCATTCAAGCAAGATATTCTAAATGGTATCCATGCTTTTGGTAGTTCAGTAGTTAGAGCAGCAACAACAAAAGATACTTTTAAGGCTGCACTTTATTTAACATCTGCCACTCTTGGTGCTTCTACTACTGCATATTCGTCAACTGGCGAAGTTACTGGTACTGGATATACAGCAGGTGGAAACGCAGTAACTACAGCAACAGCCCCAACAACATCAGGTACTACTGCATTTTTTACACCTTCTGCTTCTATTGTATTTACAAGTATTACATTAACTACTGCTTTTGATGCTGTGTTAATTTATAATGATACTGCCGCAGGAAAGAATGCTGTATCTATTCATACTTTTGGAGCGCAAACTGTTACTGCAGGTACATTTACTTTAAGTATGCCTTCAAATGACTCATCTAATGCGTTAATTCGGGTTGCTTAATAAGTTTTAAATCTTATATTGGTAGAGTATTATTAATTAATGTGATATAAGTGGTTTGTTTCTAACTTGTAGGGAATGTAACAAGTGGCAATATTTATATCAAATAATACTGCGTATTTCGCAAGCGATTATGTACAAGCAGGATATGTAAAACCAGCAGAAATCGTTCTTGGTTCTGCTGGCGTAGGTTCTACAACTTCTTCTGTTACCATATCATTATCAGGTAATACAGCATCAAGTTCAGTTGGAACTGAACCAACTAATAGAACATTATCAATTTCTGGTAATACCGGAACTGGTAATATTAGTCCTTTATATGGGACTTTAACAAATAGTATATCTTCATCTTCTGCTTCTTCCTTTATTGGAAATTTAACCAATTCTAGGTCACTACATTTAAATGGTTCGTCTACCGAGTTAAATATAGGTTCCACATCTTCATCTGTTTCTATATCTTTATCGGGCAACACCGCGACAAGTTCTGTTGGAACAGAACCGACTAATACTAATATTTCTATTTCTAGTGTATCTGGTTCTGGTAATTCCGGAACCGTATCCATCTCTGTAGTTCTATCTTTATCTGGAAATGGTTCATCAAGTTCAATTGGTGATATATCAACTATTTCAACTATTGGATTATCTGGTAATATAGTAACAGGCTCTGTTGGTACAGAGCCTACAAATACAACTATTGGAATAATTGGTATTACTGGAACTCCTGCAGTTGGTGATACATCTAGTAATATATCAATTAATCTTTCTGGTAATACAGCAACAAGTTCAATAGGTAATAATTCAAGTAACATATCAATTAATCTTTCTGGTAATACAGCAACAAGTTCTGTTAGCAATACATCTAGTAACACATCTGTCGTTGTATCTAAAAATACAGCAACAAGTTCTATTGGCAATACATCTAGTAATACATCTGTCGGTTTAGTTGGAACTATAGGAACCTGTGCCGTAGGAACTGAACCAACCAATACAACTATTGGATCTTTTGGCAATATTACAACAAGTTCTGCTGGCAATACAACAAGTAATATATCAGTTGCTCTATCTGGTATAGTAGGTACTACATCAGTTGGAACTGAACCTACTAATACAACAGTTGGTTCATTGGGTAATGTTGTTACAAGTAATATTGGAAACACGATAGCAAATACAACATTACCAATATCTGGTAATGATACAACAAGTTCTGTTGGTGATATTTCAAATAATAGAACATTGTCGTTATCTGGTATAGTAGGTACTACATCAGTTGGAACTGAACCTACTAATACAACAGTTGGAATATCAAGTGCCGCAGTATCTGGATCTATTGGTAATACTGATAAGTCAGTTGTAGTATCACTAAGTGGAAATTCTGCTTCAGGTACAGTAGATAATATTACTGTTAGTACAAACAGTATCATAATTGGAAATACTAATACCACTTCTATATCAGTAATATCTCCAGTTATATCCGTTTATTGTATTGCAAATGATACTTCTGTATCGACAAGTAATATTGAAATATCTAGGCAATCTTTAGTTCAAGGGTTATTAAATCCTTCTAGTATAGGAAACATATCTAATAGTAGAAATTCATCTGTTATTGGTAATAGTTCAGTTTCTTCTATTGGTAAGGTACAACAAATTAGTAGTTCCGATGTAATGGGCGTTAGTTCTACAAGTTCTATAGGTTCATTATTAGTTAATAGAAATACATCTGTTGTTGGAAATGCCTTAACAAGTTTGATTGGCGATGGATCGATTGAACTTACATCTTTATTATCTGGTATACAGTCTTTAGGTATAGTTAATGGTTTAATACCAATAACACCTGTAATAGGCCTTTCAAGTTCTAGTTCTGTTGGGACAATATCAAATTTTGTTTCTATTCAATTATCTGGCAATGTTGGAGTTGGGTCTGTTAAATCAGTAGTACCAGTAACATATTTGTCTGGTGTTAATTCTACAAGTTCTGTTGGTTCTGCCACTAAAACAATAACTATACCTCTTTCAGGTAATACAATATCAAGTTCTGTAGGAACTGAACCAACAAGTATTACAGTATCATTATCTGGTAATACTGGAACTGGTAATATAAGTTCTATTGCGCCTATTACACAAACTCAAACATCATCTACTGATATAAGAGGTTATGTTGGTTCTACTAGAATATCAGTAAATACGCCCGTTATTGGTGTGATATCAAACTTATACGTTAATACAATTGATGCCTTAATAAGCAAACCTATATCATCTACGAGTATAATAGGAAATGTTTCTTCTGTATCTAAGAGTTTCTTAATAGATTTGTCCGGTGTTCAGGGAGATTTTTCTTCTCAACTAGAATCAGCGGATATCAATGTACAAATTACAGGCAATAATTCTAATACATTTATAGGGTTGCCGTCTATACAACTATCCGTATTAACTCAATCTATAAATAGTAATACAGATGCAGGTGATATAACTACATATGCTTCTTATAGAGATAGTGTTATTAGTTTATACTCAACTGGCCTTAGGATCAGCTTGAATAATCTACCAATTATTATTAGTAAACCAATAATTGCAAATAATAAATTAGTAACTGATATAGGAAGCATAAATAAGTTACAAGAGTCTAAAGAAGTTATTGTTCAACATTCTTCTAAATTTATTGAGAAAGTTGATAACATAGCAGATTTTTCTCAAATTAATAACAGTATTAGTGATTTTATAGAATCAGTATCCACAGAAGCATTGATAGTTAATATTGACATCAATAGCTCATTATTTGAACAATTATCTAAGAACGAAGCTGTGTTTGCAGAAACTAAAATTATAAAAGGTATATTTGTATGACAGATTTTGTAGCAGGTGATACTGGTAGTACATTGCAAACAACTTGTATAGACTCAGTGTCCTTTAGTCCAATAAATTTAACAAGCTATTCTGTTGCTATTCAATGGAGAGATAATGCTAAATTATTGCGTAGTAAAAACATGGAAAAAGTTGATGTTGTTAATGGTATTGTCCAGTATACGTTTGTAGCAAATGAATTAGAGGCACCTAATATGCAATTTGATGTTGTATTAACTCACAATACAACAGGTCACACTCTTACGTGCAAAGACATTGTAAGAATTATAGTAAGGGAAAGGGTATAATAATGGCTGTAACATCAAGAGAACAACTTAAACAATATTGCCTACGATCATTGGGCTCTCCTGTTATTAACATAAACGTTGCAGATGCTCAACTAGAAGATAGAATTGATGAAGCACTTGAATATTGGAGATTATATCATTCAGAAGGTATAGAACAGTTATATGCCAAATATATGATTACTGCATCTACTCTGACATTAACAACAAATAATGCACAATCATTTACAGTAGGTGATAGAATAACAGGCTCTGTGTCTTTAGCAGTGGCATCAGTTGCAACGGAGCCTGCTAGATTATCTACTGGTAATACACTTCTAATTGCTAACACAGTAGGAACTTTTGTAGTAGGTGAAACTATTACAGGTTCTAGTTCAGGTGTAACTGCTACACTTGCAGCAAATCCCCTATCTCTTGGTATATACGACAATAGATATATTACTCTTCCAGATTTAATGTATGGTGTAACAAGAGTTGTACCTATGGCTCAAGCATCGTCTTCAAAGAATATGTTTGACCTACAATATCAATTGAGGTTACACGATTTATATGACGTGACTTCAACATCATTAATTTACTATAAAACAGTAATGCAACACCTTGATCTGATAGATTTTGAACTTAATGCTAAACCAAATATCAGATTTAATAGATTGACAAACAAACTTCACCTTGATATTACTTGGGAAATGGATACGGTGATTGGTGATTTTTTGATGGTAGACGGTTATGGTGCTTTAGATCCAACTTCTTATCCTAGAATATGGGGTGAGGCTTGGTTGAAACATTACACAACAGCATTATTTAAAAAGAATTGGGGTGCTAATTTAAAGAAATTTGGTGGTCTTCAGTTACCAGGTGGTGTTACTCTTGATGGTCAAGGTACTTATGATGAAGCAATGAATGAAATAAAAGACCTTGAAGATGAGTTGATGAACAAATCTGCACCTTGCGACTTTTTTCTTGGATAATATATGAGTGTTCTTAATCCATATTTTGCAGCAGGTGTTACTCAAGGGGTTGCATCTGAACAGAATTTAATAGAAGACCTCATTATTGAGTGTTTAGATATCTATTCAGTTGAAGTTCAATATGTACCTAGAAAGATAGGTTCCAAAGACCAAATACTAGGAGAAGATAGACTCTCCACGTTTGAATATTCATATCCAATTGCTGCTTACTTTGAAAATATTGATAATTTTGAAGGTGGTGGATTCATGATTCAAAAATTCGGATTGATGGTAGAACAATCAGCTACATTAACAATATCAAGAAAGAAATGGCTTGAGTTAATTGGCAATACTGGTAATACTATTCTTCCTACTAGACCAGCTGAAGGTGATTTAATTTATTTCCCTTTATCAAAAGGACTTTTTGAAATTAAATTTGTTCAGCATCAAGATCCTTTCTATCAGTTGGGTAAACTATATGTTTATAAACTACAAGTAGAATTATTTCAATATGCTTCTGAGCGAATTGATACAGGCAATGCTAATATTGATGTATTTGAATCACTAAAAACTTTCTCCACAGATATTACTGATAGTGCATATGGTGGCGTTACCTCCGTTACAGTAACAGGTCAAGGCACGGGTTATACAACTGCTCCGCCTGTATCTTTTATAGGTGCTGGTACTGGAGCAACCGCTACTGCGGTATTAGGTACTGGAGCATCTTCTACTAAAGTTATTAGAATTGACATCGTAACCAAAGGTACTGGATATACTGCTATACCAACAGTAAGAATAGGAACAGCTTGGGTAGCATCCACTGTATTAACTATTAATAGTCAAATATTTAATGGATCGAGGTTGTATACTGTTACTGTAGCAGGTACTACAGGTACTACGGGTCCTGTTCATACTTCAGGTAGTGCTGCAAATGGAACTGTTACTCTTGCTTACGCAGGTACTATAGCAGTTGCTAATGCTGTAGTTAATATAGACATTGATAAAGTAGATTCGTATGGAGATAACAATACTCTTTTAGATAAGGCATCCTCTATTATCCTAAACACAAGTAATATTTTCGGAGATCCATTATAATGTTAAATCAATCTCCTTATTATCACGGTATTATTAAGAAAACGATTACAGCCTTTGGTGCTTTATTCTCTGATATTAAAATAGAAAGAAGACAGACAGATTCCGTGACAGGTAGTGTTATACAGACTTTGCTAATTCCTATATCATATGCTCCAAAAGAAAAGTGGCTGGTTCGTATAGATTCAGACCCAACATTAGAGAATCATACATATACATCACTTCCCAGATTATCGTTTGAAATTATAAATTATAGTTATGATGCTGTAAGAAAGACTAATAGAATGCAAAAGATAACTTGTGGTTCTGGAAGTACTACAGCAGTTTCTATGCAATCAGCTATACCATATAACGTAGATATTGCGTTATATGTATTGACAAAGACGCAAGAAGATGCTTTACAAATTATAGAACAGATACTACCAATATTTACACCTGAGTATACTCTATCTATTAATGCTATACCAAGTATGAATGTGGTTCAGGATATACCAGTTATTCTTAGTAGTATATCAGTTCAGGATGAGTATGATGGAGATTTTCAGATGAGAAGATTTGTCACTCACACTTTGAATTTTACACTGAAGATTAATTTATTTGGACCAGTATCTACTAATAAAGTTATTACAACAGTATTTGCTAATATCAACGATAGTGATTCTGAATTACCTTATGCAGAATATAATGCTGTAGGAAATTCTACAACTAATACAGTAACTAGTGAAGGTTGGTTAGAAGATTTGTAATATTAGTATTTATTTCATATGCTACATAGTCATTATAGTATGCTGTCAACAGAAAGTCAAGGAAAACAATGAAAAAATTTAAAGATTTAATTACAGAAATATTAAACACGCAGACTAAAAGAGATTTGTATATCGATAAGGCTAATTCGTCTTTATTTAATATGGCTACAGGTAGAAATCCTGATGGAACAATTAAAAAAGTAAGACCTAAAGATGTGTCTAAAAGGACAAGAGGTATTGCCAAAGCAATAGATAAAAGAATGAAGAACGAAGAACTAGATGAAATATTAGACACTAAAGCTGGTGTCACCTCATTCCTAGACAAGAGCGCAGAAAAACGTAAAAAATTAACTGCTACATCTAGTTTAGATAATGATAATAACAGAAAAATTGACAAGAGTTTTAAATCAACCCACAAAGCAATTGATAAACTGAAAAAATAATACGAGAATTTTGTAATGGGATTATTCTACAACAACAATGCTAACCTTAAGGCCATAGGCGTACCTGTTCAATACACACCAGAACAGATACAAGAATATATTAAGTGTAAAGAAGATCCAATATATTTTATTGGAAACTATTGTAAGATTGTTTCGTTAGACTTGGGGCTAATACCATTTATATTATTTGATTATCAAAAACGATTTATTGATGCTATACATACGAATAATCGTATTGTTAGTATGCAACCCAGACAGAGTGGTAAAACTCAAGTTGTTGCCGCATACATTCTTCATTATAGTATTTTTAATTCCAATAAAACAGTTGCTATTTTAGCTAATAAGGCTGTGGCGGCTAGGGAGATTATGTCTCGTTATCAAAATATGTTTGAATATCTACCTTCTTGGTTACAACAGGGTATTAAATCATATAATAAAGGTGATATCAGACTTGAAAATGATTCAATTGTATTTACATCTTCTACATCATCTTCTGGTATTCGAGGTCGTTCTGTAAACTTTTTGTATGTGGATGAAGTATCAATCATTCCTAATACAGTTGCAGATGCTTTCTTTACTGCTACATATCCCACTATATCTTCAGGTACCACAACTAAAATTGTTTTAACATCTACACCTTTAGGTTACAATCATTTTTGGCAATTTTGGAATGAGGCAGAAAAGAAAATTAATGGCTTTGTTCCTATTAAAGTCAATTATTGGGAACATCCTGATAGAGATGAGGCATGGGCTTTAAAACAAAAAGAACTACTAGGCGAACTAAAATTCTGCCAAGAGATTTTGTGTGATTTTCTTGGATCTTCCCTTACCTTAATTCCTGGCGATACCTTATCTAAGATGTCTCCTATTGCACCTATTGTAATGAGAGATGGTTTAGATGTGTTTGAAAGACCTACTAAAGGAAAAACATATGTAATGACGGTTGATGTTGCTAAAGGTACTGGTGGAGACTTTTCAACTATCAATGTAGTTGACATAACCAATCTACCTTATAAGCAAGTTGCTAAATATAGAAATAATAAAATAGCACCATTGATATTTCCTAATATTATATACAAAATAGCAAAAGAATATAACGATGCTTATGTTTTAATTGAGATAAATATATCTGAACAAGTAGCACATATTTTACATTATGAACTAGAATATGAAAATATGCTGTTAATAAATAAGACTCAGAAAGGTTTAAATAGAGGTCAGATAGTTGGAGGTGGCTTTGGCAATAAACCACAATTAGGTGTTAATACAGACAAGAAAGTAAAACGAATTGGATGTTCTAATCTAAAATCGTTATTAGTTGAAAACAAACTAATAATAAATGATATAGATACTATAGCGGAATTATCAACATTTATTGAAGTAAGAGATTCATTTGAAGCGGATGATGGATACCACGATGATTTAGTTATGGGTCTAGTTATCTTTAGTTGGTTAACAGGACAACAATATTTTAAAGAACTAAGTAATATAAACTTAAGAAAGATAATGTATGCCAATCAAATGATGGCTATTGAAGAAGAACTAACACCTTTTGGTTTTTACAATGATGGTAATGAATCAGATGAAGTACCAGTATTAAATTTCTAGTGAGATTTATAAAATACTAAATAGTAGTAGTAATGAATCATGGTAATGATTCTTCACATCACCAATAATATAATATAATTAAGGAGTAACAACATGGCATATGCTTTAAGTCCTGGTGTAACAGTAATAGAGAAAGATTTTACCTCTATCGTTCCAGCAGTAGCTTCATCTACCGGTGCTTTCGCTGGTAACTTTCAATGGGGTCCAATTCTGTATCCAGTTCAATTAGCATCTGAAAATGATTTGGTTGCTCAATTTGGTAAACCCAGTGTAAACAATTTTGAATCTTTTTTTACCGCTGCAAACTTTCTATCCTATACCGG